TCGTCACCTCTGGACGAGGCTCAACCTGCAGAACAGCAACCGGACGGCGGAAGAAATCGCGCAGCGCGAACTGTCCGCGATCTGCCGGGCTGTCGGTGTCCTGTGTCCCAATGACTCCGCGGACCTGCACAACCTCCCGCTGGCGATCATCGTCGGGATGGAACGCAACAAGGACACCGGAGAGCTGACCAACCGCATCAAAGGTTACGAGGCTGCCGCGCGGAACAACGTACCGCCGAAACCGCAGCAGACGAACCTCCCGGCTCCGCCGCCTCCTCCGGCGGCTCAGGCCCCGGCACAACAGCAGCCTTCGACCCCGGCTGTCGCGCCCTGGATGCGCAGCCGCAAGGTATCCTGATGAGCCTCATCCCAGAGTCGCGGCACACCACCGTTGGCGCCATCCTCAAGGTCTACGAGGATCGTGCCGACGACGGGATGCGGGCCCACCTGGGAGCCAGCCTGCTCGGAAACGAGTGCGCGCGCGCCCTCTGGTACACCTTCCGCTGGGCGACTCGCCGGCGCTTCGATGGGCGCCTGCTGCGCCTCTTTCTCACAGGCACGCTTGAAGAGCGCCGCTTCCTCCACGAACTGCGGCAGATCGATGGCGTGGAGGTGCACGACCGCGATCCCGACACCGGCGAGCAGTTCCGCTTCTCCGCCGTTGGCGGCCATGTCGGAGGGTCAATGGACGCCTGCGCTGTTGGGCTACCCGAAGCCCCGAAGACCTGGCACGTCGTGGAGTTCAAGACGCACAACGACAAGAGCTTCGCAGATATGCGCAAGAAGGGTGTCGCCGCGGCGAAACCGCTCCATTACGCCCAGATGCAGTGCTACATGGGCTGGTCCGGCATGGAGCGAGCGCTCTACCTCGCTTGCAACAAGAATACCGACGAGCTGTATGGAGAGCGCATACGCTTCGACCAGGTCACCTTCCTAGAGTTGATGGCTAAAGCCGAGCGCGTCGTGGCAGCAACGGAGCCCATGGAGAAGATCAACCAGGATTCGGCCTGGTACCAGTGCCGGTTCTGCGACCATCACCCGGTCTGTCACCAGGGCGATCTGCCGGCCGTTTCCTGCCGTACCTGCGCGCACGCCACCCCCTGCATGACCCGGTCTTCGGGAGTCTGGCGGTGCGAGTGGCACGACAAGGATCTGACGATCGCCGAGCAGAAGCGCGCCTGCCAAGAGCACCTGTTCATCCCGCC